TGGGCAGCGGCGAGAGAATGGTCCAGGCGTTGGCGCCGTTGCTCTCGATCTCCAGGGCCCCATAGGCGGCGTCGATGACAAAGCTCGCCGCGCCGTCGATCGTGTCGGAGCCGGCGGCGGCGACGGTGATCGTCTTGGTCGCCGAGCTCGCGCCGCTTTCATCGACGATCATCAGCCGTGCGCCAGTCGGATAGGCGCTCGCCGCGCACAACGTCACCACGCGCGCCGCGGTCAGGGCGGTATAGGCGATCAGGCGATCCGAGCTCAGCGCCGTGTAGTTGGCGTCGGCGACGCCCACGCGCGTGTTGGTGACGACCTCGGCGAGCTTGGCGAGCGGCCACCCGCCCGGCGTCGCCCCGTCGTTGACGACAGCGCGGTTGTTGGTCGTATCGACCACGACTTCGCCTTGGGCGCCGATGAAGCCGGCGACCTGCGCCGCGGTTCCACGTCGCAATTGCAACTGCTCGGTCATCAGGCGGTTCCCAGGTCAATGTCGGTGAGCGCGACGCCGGCGACCGCCCCGAAATCATCGGCGACCGAGCCGGCGGCGGCGACGGAGCCGAGATCGGTCGGCTGGCCGGCGAGAAGTTGTTGGGCGACGGGATCGCTCGCGCCGCTCCCGCTCACCGCATAGGGATAGGCCGCGCAGTCCGCGAGGCTTTGCAATCCCGCGCCGAATATGTTGAAACCTTGGAATTTCAGGTAGATGGTTGCGCCAATGTAATTTGCCGGCAGATCGACGGCGACGACTGCCGCATCAATCCGGGCGAAAGGCGCGCCGCTGGCGTGGGCGGCGGCGTTCGTCCCGCTCATCCCGCGCTGCAGGCCGGTCAGGTTGTACGCGTTCGTCCCGGCGAGCGTCGCCGACTCGTAGGACAACAGCTCGTTGTCGACGAGCGAGCGCGTCGCGCCCTGCTGGGCGCTGGCGAGCGAGGTTCCCGAGAGCGCGCCGGCGGATCCGGCGAGGTTGACCGAAAGCGTGTCAGTCGCGTCCCAGCCCACCGCCGCCGGCAGCGCCGCGGTCAAGAATCCCTGCCGCACCGGCTGCGCGATCGTCGCGATCTGCGAATAGCTGACGCCGTCGAGCGAGGCCCAAACGAAGGCGCCGCCCCAATTGGCGTCGGCGACGCCGCCTGATCCGCCCGACGCCGCGAGCCAGAGCTGTGGCGTCCCTCCGCTCAGCGCCGGTGGCGGCTCCCAGATCAGCGGCGTATTGACAAGGTCGGGCGTCGCGCCGCGATTGGGGACGCTGCTCGTCGTCGAGGCGTTGGGATAGAGAGCCGGCGTCGACACGCCGACGGTCAACTCCTCGGCCGCGACGGTCAGCAGTCCCTTGTCGTCCTCCTCGATCGCGACGATGCGAACCGGATAGCTGGCGAGCCCGAGATTGGCGTCGGTGATCGTCACCACGTCCATCGGATCGAGCAGGCAATATTCCCAGGAGAGCTTGAAAGTGAAATGCGCGCGCACGTAGAGCTGGCGTTGCAGAATTGTTTGCGCGACGATCGCGCCGACGCCGATTTCGTCGCAGATTTCGTGCGCCTGAATCGTCGTTCCGACGCGCGGCCCATAGAGTTCGATCTGCGACTGATCGCGCGCTTCGACCGGAATCGTCGCGTATTCGTTGTCGCGCGACAGGCATTCGAGGCGCTGGATCGTCGGCAGCGAGAACGGATCGACGCGCGCGGCCTGGACGGGGTCTGTGTTTCCCTTCTCGTCGACGAAATCGAGGTCGGTCAGGTCATAGACCGGCGTCAGGTCGGGAACGAAGCTCGCGCCGGGCGCGGACGTGTAGGTGATCTCGATCGCCGCGCCTTCGTCGCCGGCCGCGAACAGATACGTCCCGGCCGGCGAAATGCTGTAGGTTCCCGCTTCCGTGGGCGTCACCGCAGAGTCGCCCCAGGCGCCCCACAGACTGAAGTCGCCGCCGCCCCAATTTCCCCAAGAGCCCGCCTCCGCGAATCCTCCATCCCCGCCGTTGAGGCGCGTCATTGACCGGCCGGTTTCGGCGTAGACGACGCCGCCGTCGCCGACGAACTCTGCTTGGCCGCAGACCGCGATCGAGGGGGGCGGCGACGAGCCGGCGCCGACCGGCGAGGGCGTCGGCACGACGGCGCCCGTCGTCGTCGTCGTCGAAGCGCCGGCGTGGATGGCTGCGTCGGCGTAGGGAATGAATTTCAACCGGGCGCCGCTCCACACTGCGGCGCAATTGACCAGCTGCAGCCAGCGCGCGAGGATGCTCGAGCCTTGCTCTTGATCGACCAGCGCCGGCGAGAACGCGATCCCCAGCGCGCGGCAGTAGCTCTGCAGCGACGAGTCGCCCGAGGCGCCGAACAGGGTCGTTGCGTCGATGCTGACGGCGGAGAAGCCCGCGCCATATTGCGGGTTGGTCAGGAAGTCGTTGATCACCTGCGCCGGGTCGGCGTCGACGCCGTTGACGCCCGTTCCGGCGAGCAGGCCGATGATCTCGAAATTGTGGTTGCCGAGCGAGGCGTCGTCGCCGAGGTTGTAGCTCGCCGCGCAGACGTAGGCGGTTCCCTGGTAGCCGAGCGCGTCCGCCGGATCGGCGCCGGCGATATAGCCCCACGTCGCCTGCGGCGTCGCGCCATTGAAGAAACTAAGGCCGAGGCCGGACAGGGTGTATGTCGACTGGTCCTTCCAGATTTGGCCGATGCCCGAGATCGGCCCCTCGCACAGAGCGAGAATGACGTCGGCGCTGTAGGTGTAGCCGGTTGTTGACGATCCGCCCCCCTTGCCGCCGCTGCTGGAGGAGACGGCGTGCGTCTTGAAATTGGCGTACCAGACAACGTTGGCTGCGGCCTTGGTCTGGCCCCAGATGATCGGGACCGGCAGCGTGCTGACCGAGGTCTGCAGCTCCAGCCCGGTGTAGGCCGGCTTGACGGTCGACTTGTTGGCGCCGCCGAACAGCCCGCTCATGGCGTCGCTCCCTCGCCCTCGGGGCCGATCGCGGCCGCGACGAAATAGCTGGCGAACATCGCCTGGCGTAGCCGGGCGGCGATCTCGGCGTTGCGACCGATCTCCTCCTCCAGCACGATCCGCGCCGGCGCGAAGGCGTGGACGATGGTCAGCGGGTTGGGGCGCGTGACGATCCCGCCGTGGCTGAAACAGCGGCCGTAGCGGAACAGGACGATGTCGCCGGCGCCGGGCGCCGCGACCTCGCCCGCGCGCGCGAGCAGCAATTTCATATAGCGCTCTTCGCCGTGATGAAGGTGCCAGTCGCGCGTATAGGGGCGCGGATCGAACGACCCGACTAGGCCAAGGTCACAATAGACGCGCACGAGCAACATCGCGCAGTCGCATCCGACGCCCTTGACGTCCGCCATGTGGTGATAAGGCGTGCCGATCCATTCGCGCGCCGCGGCGACGATCGCCGCGCGGGACTCAGAAGTGGCGCGGACCTCCGCGCCCGCGTAGCCGATCTCGCCGCGGGCGCGCAGGCCCGCGTCACCGCCGGGGGTCATGCGGCGCGCCTAGTACGCGACTTGTGGGGGAGGAACAAACGGAAAGCCTCTGAAATTGGCGAGGTTGGCAAAGCGCGCGGCGCAGGTCGCCGGCGTGTGGTCGCAGCCGTAGGCGACGGAAAAGGCGTCGCCTTCCGCTGGCGGATCGGGCAGCGGATAGGCGAGCGCGAGCGAGACGCCGACGGCGACGCCTTTGACCGTCGCGCGGCAATTGGCGTTGACGCCGGAAGAGAAAACGATCGACCCTTGCGCGTGCGCGGCGAGCGCGCCGGTGAAATTGATCAGGCTGGCGGTCGAGCCGGCCCCCACCGTCCCGTTGACCGAATAGGTTCCGCGCGGAATGCCGCAGCCGGAATCGTAGAGCGTGTGAAGGCAGGTCGGCGAGTAGAGGTTGCGCGGCATATCGTAATCGAGCACGACCAAATCGGACGCCACGGTGATGGTTGCGCTGGTGCGGCCGACCTGGTCGACCGTCGACACCCGGCCGTGGAACAGCGTCGCGCCGCCAACCACCGCGCCGCCGAGCGCGCTCATGAAGACGCGGTCGCGCTGCACGCTCGCGCCGTCAAACGCGCCGGCGCGGATCGCCTCGAGAACCGGCGCGCCGTCGATGAGATCGGTCGGGCGCGCGGCGATGACGATCTGCTGCTTGTCGACCTCGAGTCCCGCCGCCACCTTGAACTTCAGCCCCTGCACCAGCGGCCCGTTGGCGGCGAAGGTCGCGCCGTTGTAGACGACCGGCTGGTCGATATTGGTCCAGGTGAGGATCGTCCCGGTCGCGAGCGTGAAGGTGAAACACTCGGCGAAGGCGATCGGCGCGTCGGGATTGGCGCGCGCGGCGTTGAGGAAGGCGATGAGCGTCGTGGAGGCGGTCTTCATGACGCGCGCACCGAACGGAACTTAAGGCTCTCCAGCCTCCACAGGTCCTGCATCGCCTGCTCGAAGTCGGCCGCGTCGTCGTCGAATCGGCATTGGAACGCGTAGGCGAAGCTGGCGGCGATCGTCGCGCCGCTCGCCGGCGCGGTCGCGAAAACCAGGCTGTTGGGCGTCGACAGCGACCAGCCGGAAATTTGTGCGACGCCGGCGACGCTCACTTGGGTGACGCCCGTCACCCAGCCGACAGTTTCGACAAAGCCGCCGAGCGTACGCACGAAAGCGAAGTTGGTCGTCGCGCCGTCGCCGACGGCGATGACTTGGCCGACGACGGCGCAATCGCTCGGATCGCCATAGAGGAACGTCCCAAACTGTCCCTGGCATTGCAGGAACAGCCCCATCAGCGCCTGCAACGATTGTGCGCCGAGACCCGGATAGCTGGTCGCGTCCGAGGCGAGCCCGTCGAATGTCAGCTCGAATTGCCAGATCGGATTGGCGTAGAGCGGATCGCGCACTTCGCGCCCCGAGACGTGAGAGGCGACGAGCGTCGAGAACATCGGCGTCTTGTGAACGCTCCAGCCCTGGCCGGGCAGCGAAGGAAAGGTGGGCGGGGTCGTCATGGCCGCGCCGTCTGCAACTTCACCGCCCTCAGCGCGAACAGCATCGCCATGAACTCCTCGAGATCGAGCGCATCGTCGGCGAAGCGGCAGAGCCACAGAGCGCCAAAGTCGGCCGAGATGACCGCGCCAGGAGCGGGCGCATCCGCCAACACAATCGTCGGCGTGTAGCCGCCAACCAGCGACCAGGCCGAGCCGGGCAGGGCGGCGCCGTTCTCGTAGACGGCTTCGACGCCCGAGGTTCCCGCGACCGCTTCGACATAGCCGCCGCAAGTCTGAGCCAGCGCAAAGACCGTCGTCGCGCCGTCGCCGACGCCGAGGATCTGCCCCGTGACCTCGGCGAGGCCCGGCGGCGCCAGCCAGAACGGCGTCGCCGCGCCGCTCATCAGCGCGAAGAACCCGGCGACCGCCTGCAATTCGGCCTCAAGCGTATCGGCGCGCAGCAATTCGTAAGTCAGCTCGATGTCGTAGAGCGCGTTCGCGTAGCGCGGTCGCCGCGTCGCGCGGCCTGAGACGTGGTCGGCGACGTCGGTCGCGAAGCGGGGCAGCAGATGCGTCGACCAGCCGAGCGTCGCCAGCGTTGGAAAGCTGGCGTAGCTCCCTGGCGTCGGCGCCGGCGAAGGCGCGGGCGCGACGAGCGCCGGGCCGCGGCCGTTGAGCCAATTGCCGCTCGCCCAATCGCTCGCGTCGGCCCATTGGGCGTTGAGCAGCGGAAACACTGGGAACGGCCGCGCGTCCCACGCCCAGGCGCAGGAGAAGGTGAAATCGACCATCGCGACGCCGCCGGACGAGGTCTGGTTGCGGCCGTCGACATTCCAGTATTCGTAAGTCGCCTGCAGCGCGAGGTCGGCGATCGAATCGTCACGCTGCGGCGCATAGCCGCCGCCGGGGATCGGCGCCCAGATCGACCAATAGGGCGTCGCGCTGTCGCTCGACTTGGCGTCGAAGAAGACGTTCGGCTGGTTGGTCGACTTGTCGCAAGCGGGGAAGCCGTACTCGACGAAACAAATCGACTTCGCCTGCGCGCTCCACGCGGTCGCCGGCCCGTGCGGCGCCCAGCCGGCGCCGTCGCCAGCGTCATAGATCGCCTGATGCGAATTGTTCCACCACCAGCGCAACTGCTTGTTGGCAAGTAATTGCTGGCCGGCGAAATAGGGGCTGCGCGTCTGCGACAACCGGTCGCCCTCCGGCAACGACACGACGAGATCCGAGCCGTTGGGATCGAGCCCGCGCCCGTCATTGGCGCCGTCGTCATAGAACCAGTCGAACTTTTCACCGCCCTCGATATTGGCCTTGAGATATGCGAGCGAGGCGAGCATCGGCGCGCCGGTGAGGCCGAGCCCGTTCATCGCCGCCGACGCGGGCGGCCAGGCGCCGGCCGGCGCCGGCGTGAGCCAGTTCGTCGCGTCGAGACCGCCCTCGCCAGTCGTCCAGTCGGAGAGCGGCAGATAATTGTCGAAGCCGACGCGATCGATTGTCGTCGAGGCCCACAGCGCGTCGAGATGCGGCCATTGGCCGTTCTCGCCCGGGTGCTGCCAACCCATCCAGCTCGACCAGTCAGCCGAATAGGCGATGAGATTGGCCGGCCCCGCGCCGCCGCGAACCAGACCCTGGCCATCAAAGATCGTCCGCACGTCGGCGGCGAGCGCGACGAGGCCGGCGACGAAGGGATAGTCCCAAATCGCTGAGCCGGCGCCGTCGGTGGTTCCCGCTTTCGTCCAGCCCGGCCCGCGGATCGTCTCCAGTCCTCGCAATTCCGACCCGATCAGAAACAGATCGACCCCGCCGGCGATCGTGCACAGCCAGGCGTAGTGCAGGATCATGCGGCGATAGCTGTAGTCGCTCGCCGCGCCGGAATAGGCGACAGTGAGATTGGTCGCGTCGGGCGTGAAATCGCCCGGCGCCGCCGCGCCGAGAAACGCCTGCGCCGCGCTGGTCGCCGCGCTCGACACGTCGGGCGTATGCGTGATCAGCCCGCGCCACGGATAGCCCGGCGCCGTCATCAGCAGGAACGGGTAGAAGATCACCTTGAGGCCGCGCGCCTTCAGCGCCTCGATGCAGCGCACGATGCTCTGATCGGACGGCGTGCCGCCATAGACGGCGCCGCCGCTCGCCAAGGTCGGCAGCGCGATGAGCCCACTCGAAGTCTGCGTCAGGCCGGAAACGCGCCATTCGTCGGCGACCCAGGTCGAGCCTGACCATTGCGTGAACGATCCGCCGGCGAAATTGGTCGCCGGATAGACGCGGCAGCTCGCCGCTTCGAGCGAGTCGGCGAACCAGGCGTAGACCAGCGACACGGTTGCGCATTCGGGATGCGCCGCCTGGAGCTGGTCGATCGCAAAAGAGAAGTCAGTCTCCGTCCCGTCGGGTGCAAAAAATGTATTCAGCCCCTTCAGCGCGCCGCCGGCGACCGCGCCCTGGTGCGCGATCGTGTCATAGGTGAACTCGCCGGTCGCCGGCAGCAGATGAACGCCGAGCAGGCTGGCCATGGCGCAGCCCTCAGCCGCCGAGGCGCCGCAGGCCGAGATGCGCGCCGTGACGCACGGCTTCGTCGATCGCCTTCATCATCGTCGCGCTATTGCCCCGCATCCATTGCGCGACCGAACCGGAGTCGACCGCCGAGACATGGAAATTGGTGGTGGGATGAATATGCACCGCGCCTTGAGCGCCAGCGCTTGGCGCGCCGCCGGCCAGCAGGTCGCGAAACGCGTCGGCCTGCGCACTCGGCATGATCAGTTCGTTGTGGTGCACCAGCGTCAGCATGTCGTCGGGCACGCGCCACATGCCGATGTCGGCTGACGCCACGGCGCCCGCCATGCTGGCGACCGTCGCCTGCGCCGCCGCCGCCGGGCCGGCGGCGAACGGGCCCATGATCGGCGAAAGAAAGCCGAACACGCCGGCGAACGTCTCCGCCGCCGAGGACAGGATCGAGCGCACCATCGTCGCCGCCTGCGTCGCCAGCGAAGCGACGGCGCCCGATTGTTCCGCGGCGGTGCGCGCGCTCACGCCGGCGGTTGTCGCCGCGGTCTGGGCCGCCTCGGTCGCCACCTGACGCACCACCGTCGCTTCGCCCCATTCGATGAACTTGATCAGCAGGTCCTCGAGCACGTTCTTGAACGCGGCGCTCCAGCTCTCCGTGCCGGACAGCAGGCCATGCAATTGCGAATTGAAGGCCTGCGTCACCGTTCCGGCGAGCGCCTGATATTGCTGCTCCTGCTCGTCGACCGCCTTGCGGGTCAGGGCGACGATCTCGTCCTGATTGCGCCGCTCGTCGGCGAGGATCTGTTCGTCGATGCGCGTCTTCTGCGCCAGCGATTGCTCGCCGAGTGCGCCCTCCTGCTGCAAGGCCGCGACCTGTGCGGCGAGTTCCTCGCCGAGCGCCTGTTTCGACAGCGCCAGTCCCTGCTGGATGCTGATCTCGTGCTGGCGCGTTTGGTCGGCGTAAAGCGCGAGCGCCTGGCGCGTTCCGTCGGCGATCGCCGCCACTTCGCCGCTCACCGCCTCGCGCGCGGCGCGCACCGAGTCTTCCGACGCGTCGGCGTTGGCGGTCTTGATCGCTTGCGCCGCTTCGGCCTGGGCGGCGGCGAGCGAGCGCTCGATCGCCGCCGAAGTCGTCAGCGCGTTGTCGTAAGGTTGCAGCCGCCCGGGATCGAAGGTCGCGCTGAGCGAGGCCGACAGCGTGTTCGCCTGCCCGTTGAGTTCGGCAAAGGACGGCGCAAAGCTCGCCAGCGCGTCGCGCGCTTCGCCGACGCCGGCGACGAGATCGTCGATGTCGGCGGCAAAATGGACTGCGACAGTCGCGTCGGCCATCGGGCGTGTCCTCGCGTGTTCAGAGCCCGCCGCTCGGGAAGGCGGCGCGCAGCGCGGCGACGGTCGGCGCGTCGACGCTCTTCGTCGGCGCATCGGGCGCGCGGTAGCGCAGCGCGGCGGCGACGAGCCAATGGACTGGCGGATGGGCGCGCCACTCAGCGACCAGCGCGAGATAACGCGGCGTGGTCAGTCCGTCGAGCGCCTCGTCCCAGGTCCAGCCGGTGTTGGCGACGACCTCGGCGATCAGGCGCTCGAAGTCGATTTTCCCGCGCCTGGCGACGCCTCCCGCGTCGCCTCGGTCGCCGCGGCGGCGCGCAGACCCGCCGCCTTGGCGACAGCGGGAAAGGCCTGGATCAGCTCGCCGACCGAGAACGGCAGCTCGAGGAAGTCGGCGTAAGCGAGCGTCGGATCGACGACCGCGATCGCTCGCCACGTCGCTTGGGCCAGCTGGTCGAAATGGGCTTCGCCGAGCCGCGCCACGGTCGCAGCCGACATCTGCGCGCCGCCGGCGTCGGCGTAGACCGCGAACAACGCCGGCTGGATCGCCTTGA